TGATCAACTTCTCTTGAAAGTGATACGGGTGAAACTGAGTTAAACCCTCATCCAGAGAGACAATCTTAATGTAGTTGTTTGCAAAATAAACAGGATCTTCCTTGCACTTCATGAATTCACGAATATTCTCTTCCGTGAATTCAATCTGTGTATTTGCTTTTTTTAGATTAGGATTGCCAAGATATACATTATCAGACATAATTCAATCAGCAGTTCCAGGCTCTTAATGATTTATTGATTCTGCTATCGGGGTCATTAGCAGTTTTCTTAGAAGTAAGTTTTTTCTTCATTCCTTTCATTCTAGCGCAGAATGATGCCCTACGGGGGTTTCCAACCTTCTTGCTTGGTGCCTTGAGGTCAGATCCAGGATTCTCTCTTTCGTAAGACTTGCGTCCCTTTTCATTGAGACCACCTGATTTGTTTTTTCCTTCTTTCTTTGTCCATGCTGCCCCTTCTGCATGGAGGACTGGTTCTCCGGGTTCATACTCCGAAACTTTGTAAGATAGTAGTTTCGCACCAGGATAAACTTTTGAGATCTGGTCTTGAACATCAGATCTCTTGGGAACAGATACCTGAGGGAAGAACATCTTCAGCATATAATACTTACCTCTGAAGTTGAAATAAGTATCGACAAGATTACCAGTCTTTGCTGGAATTCTTACTGCTTCACTGACTTCATCGGGACATGCATCAGCACCATGCACAGGGCACTCTTTGCCCTTTTTGGTGTGAGCACATTCCATCTCTTCCTTCTTGACACAATTATTATATCTTTTACCAAACATCATCTTAGTGCCTTTCTTTTCGTAACCAGGCCAGCACTTTTGTGCCTTCTTTTCTTCAAGTTCAAACTCTTCTTTCTTGGTTTTGTTGCCCCAATTTTTTGCACCGACTTTACGGCATTTGACCAGTGCTCCTGACGCATATGCACTTGGCCAAACAGAATAACGAGACTTGACTTTGTGGTAGCAAGCATCTTTCTTGCCTTCCTCAATTTGAATCTCGTCTCCAACTTCTACATTATTTTCTGCGAACCATCCACGATTTACTTCCAATGCATACAGTACTTCTCCTTCAGATGCTACTGGAGATTCTTCAAATGGTTCTAATTCTTTGATGCTTTCAATAATACCTTCCTCTGTGATAAAAGCAATATCAAGAGGAATTTTAGTTTCAGTCATATGAAAAGACTGCTGAGCAGACTCATCAAAAATAAACAGCATTCCACTGTTTGTATCAAGACTTTCACGGAACATGAGACCTAAGTTGAAATCTCTAATGTTGTTTGGAATCTCAACATTTAGAGGTAAAGTGACAAACTCGGTTGTTTCTTTTACTGATTTCATTTTAGGTTTATCTGTTGAAACGTATGTCGGTTTTGCTGCTCCTGTTTTTTGTGGTTGATTAGGATCAGCTGCTCTTTTTCTTCTCTGTGCTGAGAGTCTTTCTGATTTACTCATACTTGCTCTCTTTGCAGAAGAAACGCATTTAGGTGTTGACTTCTGTCCAGGTTGTCTTGCACAGGGTTTACCTGATACAACTTGTACCCAACCAGGTTTCCCACCTTTAGATTTTGATTTACCAAACCAGTCACGAAGACTTTCTTCACTCATTCCGTTGCCACCATTACCGTTCCCATTACCATTACCGTTTCCGTTTCCGTTTCCATTCTTTGGTTCATCAACTGAATGACCATTTTCCTTACGGAGCATACCAGCACGTCCAACAACTTTGAACCCTGCAGGAATTGGTTTACACTTTTTATCAGTGTAGCAATAATATTGTCCAGCTGGACAACGACCATTCTTTTCTTCTTTCATAGAGGTGGTTACTCTTTTTTTACCATCAACGGAGGGGACAAACTCACCAAACTTTCCTGCTTTAGGATCATTATGATCTACATCACCATCTACATCACTATCAACTCTTTTAGATGCTTTCTTAGCAAGTTTTTTAACATTGCCATGAGGAACTTCTACTTCACCATGAACATTCTTTTCTTCATTCATCTTCTTAGTCTTCTTTTTCATCATATTGATAAATTTTCTGTAGACTGCTGCTTCTGAAGTTTTACCCATTTCTCTTGCTCTCTGTTCCATGGCAACTGCTGCCTGGATCTTATGAGCATGTGATCTAGAAGAATTACGAATTTTAGAAACAGATGCTTTAGCAGTTGCAACATCCTTAAACCCAAGTCCATGAATCGTACCTTTTGGATTTTCATCCGTATAAAGGTCAGAGTGTTTTTTGGAATTTGCTGGTTGACCAGGTTTTCTTGGGATACGAGGGTTGCTCATTTTTCTCTCTTTTTACGACCAGCACAATGTGCTTTTTGTGAGAATCCTTTCGGATTTGAGCAGTCAATACTCTTTTTATATTTATTACTCCAAGACTCTTGAAATTGCTTAAAGGTTTTCATAGTCCGATTATAGTAAGAGGATCACTAAAAACTGTTGCTACACCTGTTGATGTATCTAGTTGAACTCTATTACTTTCATAATTCAATCTAGTCATATTTCCTAAATCAGTTCCATCACTTGATATACCGACTTGACTTGAACCGTTTACTGAACTTAAAAGTCTAGGCATTAGTTTGCTGTCTCCAAAACTGAAAGAAGAATTTTAAGTGTCGTATTTGCACCAGCACTTGCCTTGAATGAATCGTTTGTTTCTAACACTAACTTTCCATCCAGAGGGATATATGCATCATTTACAGGAACGTTAGCTTCATTAATTATTTCAGTTTCTGTTCCAGACCTTACATGTTTGCAAGTGAGAGTAGTTGCTGATGAACCGTAATTAGTAATATGAGCATACAAAATAATACCAGTATATCCTGCTGGTGCAGTGTAAATTGTTTGATCATCTGTCGTCAAAATTGCAGTTTCAGTTTGAAATCTATTGAGTGCTAATTGTGCCATTTAACTGAGTGCTAAGATAAAGGGTGTTATTTCTGAGAACAAACTCTTGGAAAATGCTCTTCCACTGATAGTTCCTGTTGCTTGGTTAATCTGAAGATCATCACCAATACGGAAATTACCTGCTTGGTCTGTACTTGTATAAATTACTCTTCCACCATTTTGACTTACAACTTCATTTGCTTGTATCGTAACTCCACCTCGTTTTGGTGTTGCTAAAGTAATTGTATTACCAGAACCGATATATTCAAATGTATGAGAACTTGCAACAATCTTACTTTGTTGGAAGAAGTAAGCAGTAGAACCAACTCCAACCGTATTAATTAAGTTTTCTGCAAGTGTTAATGTTGTAATTCCAGAAACGATGGGTGTAGCACTATTTATTGTGAAATAAGTATCTGCCATATTTGCAGTGGCAGTTGCTGTATTAATTCCACTTTGTGGACCTGAAATAGTTACTGATGGAGTTGATGTGTATTGACTTCCACTACTAATAATTGAGATCTCAGTAACAGCACCATTTTCAATAGTAGCAAATGCGGAAGCAGTCTCTCCGTTTGGTCCTGTAGGAGAATCAACAGTAACAGTGGGTGCCTGAGTATATCCAGTTCCTCCTGATCCAACAGTGATTGTTTCTACTGACTTGTAGAGTTGATCAAAATAAACCACCTGACCATCATAAGGTCTAGTTGTCACAGCACCAACGTTAATTGTTACATTATCTTGAGCTGCTGCAGCGGATGCGGTTACAATACCAGTAAACTGTTCAGGACTGACACCATCTGCAACTAATCCTTGAGTTCCAAAACTGCAGTTACTATTCGCTAAATCTGCTTGTCCACCTTTGTGAACAGTGATCGCTTTATCGCAACAAATAGTAAATACAGAAACTAATTGTGCATAACCTTCATTAGTAACTGCAACACCAACACCACCTTGATTATATTGAGTGAAAGCATCAACGTTCATTGATTTTGTTTTCACTGCTTTATCACCATCAATATAGATACCAGTTCCAGTTGTGGTATCGCTGGTGCAGTTTTGAATGTATGGACCTTTCCACTTACCGCCACCAACGTTAGTTGCAATACCAGTTGGGAATGCAATTGCTGCAGCAGGTGCAGTGTGTCCTGAGAAAGTAATATTAGATACCTTACATGCTTTGTTTACATGGAAAATATCACTAGTCGGTGTGTTAGGTAAAACCTTTACAGTTCTTAAATCATCACCAATAACAGCAGTAAACGCAGGAAGTTCAATAGGATTACTTTCTACGTAATTGCCAGAAAGAACTTTAATAGTAGTTCCAGATTGTGCAATTGATACCGCACCCGCAATCGTTAATTTTGCGTTATCAATTGATGTTCCATTGTTGTCATCACTTCCATCTTTTGCAACATAAAGAACATTTGGTGCAGAGTTAATGCCTGTTGCAGAGGCATTGATAGTGACATTATCTCCAAGTACAACCTCTGAGTTTGTAATGGTAACAACACCAACATTAATTTGATTATTATCACCATCAATTGTGACTGATGCAGTACCAATAGTCAGAATACCAGTTACTCTTGCGTCTCCTTGAACTAAGAGTGCAGTGGTTGCAGTTCCGGTTTGTACTTCAAGACCACTTCTAAAAGTACCAAGTCCAAGAGAGTCTACATTTTTTACATCTTCATATGTAATTGTACCCGCAACATTTACATTTCCTGTTGCTTCAATATCACCAACGACAAAAAGTGATACATCAGATTTAGCGGAGGTCGTTGCAATACCAACATTTTTTGTTGTACTGATACCAATACTATTTGATGCCCATGTTCCACCTGCACCGGCATTATTTGCTACTGTCAACCACTTTGAATTGGTTGCATCATATTGAAGAATATAATTATCAGCAAGACCAGAAATATCTACATCATCCAGATCTTTGATAAATCCTGCACCACCTCCACCAATTGTGGAAATTTGTTGCTGAATTCTATTAATGAATAATCTATAATGACTTGCAAGGTCATCAAGAGTAGCAAAGTTTTGATCCATTG